AAGAGCGTGGATGTGCTGTGTTCGACGTCGCGAATGATGAGATATATTTTCACGACTGGGACAATGCCCCATTGTTCTTCAAGACTAAACTGACTCGAGTTCTCGATGGTGAGATGGGATGGCCAGCGAAGAGTCGTGTGAGATGTTTGCTTGATGCTGACATCGGATACAGCGACGTTCAGGCACTTCGTGAAGAGATGATCAAGACATTTGAACTTCGTGAATTCTCTGTTGAGGAAGATGTATTGGCTCGAAAAGAAATGTTGAGCGAAGGTCTCGAACTTGAAACAGAGTTGGACACAAGTTCTCTCGACAATACTGTTCGTCAACTCATCATCGAGGGTGTATCACCATCGCCGACTATTGACCCAGCCGCGCTGATCCGATTGTACGAGGAGTTAGTGTGATTAAAGATCCAAAATTCGGATGGCACATTTACTGGATCACTCCGCTATTCTTTATTGGCGGTGTAATCGGCAAAGTGATGTCAACATTCGACAAGTCTAAACGAGAAGTCACTTGGACAGAAGACCAACGAAAACTCCAAGTGTTGGCAGGTATCAGAAAGAAGCTATGAGCGTACCATTAATTTTCAAAGAACTGTCAATCAAGAACTTTCTCAGTTTTGGAAACTCACCTTCGGTGATTGACCTTAATGGGCAAGGGACTGTTACTGTAACTGGCGAGAACTTAGATCAAGGTGGTTCTAATGGCGCCGGCAAAACAACGATCATTAACGCGTTGTGCTATGCCTTGTACAACAAAGCGTTTGATGCTATCACACTTCAACGTTTGGTCAACACCACCAACGCATTGAAGAACACTTCGATGGAAGTTCGTTTGACTTTCGAGAAAGACGGATGTGAGTACGAAGTGTTTCGCGCTCGCGGTGCTGAGTACAAGATCGAGATCACCAAAGACGGCGAAGACATTACACCAGGTAAGGGTGCTGTCGAGTGCGACGCCTTGCTCGTCGACATCATTGGCATTAGCTACGAACTCTTCACCAAGACAATCATTTTCTCTGGCAACTCGCCTGCGTTCCTTCAACTCCCGTTGTTCCAACAACGAAATCAGATTGAAGAACTTTTCAACATCACTATGTTGTCCGAGAAGGCAACTGTGCTGAAAGAAAAGATCAAGACAACCGAGCAAGACATTAAGGTTGCCGAAGCAATTACAAAGCAGCAAGAAGGCGCTGTCGAGCTTCATAAGAAACACGTCAACGAAGCGAAGGTTCGTGTTGAGCGCTGGGAGCAAACTCGACTTGCTAATATTCAAGAGATCGAACGCACACTTGAGCTTGTTGGTCAGATCGACTTTGATGCCGAGAAGAAACTTCACACTGAACGCGCTCGCTTAAAAGAAGAAATCTCTACCCTTACTGCTAAGCTGTCGCCGCTGAAGAAAGATCAGCAACAGCTCACAACCGATGTTTCAAAGTTGATGGCCGAGCACGAGCACCTTGCTGACGCGAAGTGCCCGTACTGTTCGCAAGCCTTTGCTGATGCTCCAGCAAAATTGGCTATCGTTGATTCGACTATCGATTCAAAGGGATCAAAACTCCTTGATGTCGAGACATTAGTCACCGAAATGTCTGCTGCTCTTATCGAACTGAAAACACTGCTCGCGTCAGTCGACAAGAACATTCAGTATCTGGAACTTGACGAACTTCTCGAAGCCCGAGAGAATGCTGTTCAGTTGCGTAAGCGCGCAGATAGTCTGACACAAGAAACAAATCCACACATCGAAGCATATGACAAGTTGAATGCTGAATCTACTGTTAAGGTCGACTACTTGAAGGTCGATGAACTTCGTCGTCGCCTGGATCATCAGCAGTTCTTGCTGAAGTTGTTGACTGACAAGAATTCATTCCTTCGTCGTCGCATCATCAACAAGAACATTCCGTTCCTCAATGGTCGATTGAATTACTTTACCAACGCGCTTGGATTGCCACACGTGGTTAAGTTTGATGCCGATATGTCGTGTACCGTGGCAGAGTTCGGACGTGAACTTGACTTTGGTAATCTTTCAGCAGGCGAGAAAAAGCGAGTCAACACCGCGATGGCACTTGCCTTTAGAGATGTGCTTCATCACCTCCACGCCAAGACTAATCTGCTAATGATTGACGAACTTGATGGTGCCCTTGATCAGCAGGGTATTGATAGCATCATTCGCATTCTGAAAGAGAAGAGTCGCGACGAAGACCTAAGTGTATTCGTCATCAGTCATCACCCGTCAATACAGGGGAGGTTAGATAGGAATCTCAAAATCGTAAAAGAAAATGGCTTCAGCTCTGTCGTGATAGACTAGTTACAATCGTGACCACCCTTGCTGGCTTCGCTTAGACAGGACTCCTATTTTCTTAGCTTGGAGTCCTGTAGCTTGACTAGCTTCGGCTAATGACTTGTAAATGTTTCCTGATGGATCAACAACCTTCACAGACATAGCATTTACTTCACGAAGTCTATCACAAAACTCTTTAGACCTTTTGAGGCCTATTTGTGCTAACCGTCTTTTCTCGATTGTGTCTTTAGAGTATTTTACGCCTACCATGCCGGCTGAAACAGCAGCTCCAAAGGATGCGGGTCTCTTCCCGGAATTACCAATCGCGATCTTTCTCTTATGTTCCTCTGTTAGCTTCTTGCCTTTGAAAAGCCTAGATAAGTGTTTCTTGAATTCTTCTGATCGTTTTAGACCTCTGTTGTCAGGCCAACATTTGTTGTCGGTCTTATTCAAAAAGTCTTGGCGGGTTGCTACTTTGATTCGACGAAGGACCTTGTGCTCCCAATTACGAGCTTCGTCAATAGACTCAAAGACCTTTCGAATCTGGATGATGTCTGGCTCGCCAAACTTGAACCGAAAGTCTTTTACATACTTTGAGCTAGTGAAGTAAGATGTCCAAAGGTCTGAGGGACCACACCCGATTTTGAAACGGACGCCATAGTAAAAGGTCTTGTGTTCAGACCATCCTACAAGGTAGGTAAATGGTTGTGTATAAATAGTCATTGCTGAATCTCCTTCCAGATTTAGAGAGTGTGGGGACGGCAATCCCGCGACACACATATTTATAGAGATCCTTGTAGAGATCCTTGTAGAGTAATAATAAATACCTTACACCGTTAAGGAAACAAAATGAAGTTAAATGAAATCGTTAATGCTAAAAAATCAGAAGTCATTCGCGGGCATGATGGCAAGCCGTTGCGTGGTCTTAAGAAAGAACTCGCTATTAAGGCAAAAGGCGACAAATGGAAGTTTGATCAAGGGCAGGCATTAAGAGACAAGAACGAGGTTCACCACTACGGAAATGCCACTGTTCAAAAGCTAGGTGAAGAAGCAATCGAAGCACGATCCGCTGAAGATGTGTGGGGCGAAAACAAGGGTGAAGCAAAGACTCACATCTCGAACACCGCATATCTTGTGAAACAGGTGAATGACAAGTTCGAAGTTTCTATCGACAATGGTACTAAACGAAAATTGTTCGCCACACTCTCAAAGAGCGATCTGGATAAATCATTCGTGCCTGTTCGCGCAAAGCAAACGCCGGATGCCGAAGGATACACTCAATACCGCGACATCGACGAGGTCGAGGCATTCAAATATACCGATGACACAATCAAGGTGATCATCGATGGTGTGTCGATGATCTTCAATACAGGCGACTACATGATTCGCAAAATCAGCGGTAGCAACTTCGTATACGAGGTTAAGAAAGCAAAAGACTTCGACGGCAATTTTATGCCCAAGTAGGGTTTGTAAATAGGACATCGCAATCCTATTAATCAAACTCATATGACAGAACAAAAACCAAAACGTAAGATGCGCCCAGGCGGCGGCAAGGCAAAAGGTAGTAGTTTCGAAGCCAAAGTCGCCAAGGCGCTATCAGCGGCGCTCCCTATCAACTTTATTAAGTCTCCTGGATCCGGTGCTCGCATCGGTGGTAAGAACTTCGCAACCATCGGCGCAATGATGGGCGAAGAGACAATGAAGCTGTTCAATGCCGATGTCGTCCCAGTTAATGAGCAGGCGGTGGGGCAACAATTCAGATTCTCTGTTGAATGTAAATCTTACGCAACGCCTGACAATTTCACTTCGCTGGTTTCTGGTTCGGCAAACGTATTCAAGTGGTTCGGCGAATCAGTGGTTGACTCAGCAAAGATTGGGCGAGACCCTGTTTTAATATTCAAGTGGAATCACACACCAATCTTCGTAGCGGTCCTCACACGAACAATGGAAGGACTCGTGAAACCAAAGCTGACGATTCACAACGATCAATGCCATCTCGACATTTATGAGTTCGAAGAACTCCTGAAGTACCCAGACTTTTGGGTCAAACCTTTATAAACTCAACCATCTCAAATGACAGAAACATCTCTTCCACGCTGGAGCGTGCGTTTGGACGCGGAGCGTCCTCATGGATTCGGCGACCTCCTTCCGGTCGTAGCACAGCACTTTAGAACTCACGAAGCACTTTCAAATTTCTTAGGTCCGTACAACGCACGCCAACGATCTTCATCTCTCCCGTATCGCGCACCTGAAAAGGAAACTCTTGAGCAGATGGTTAAGCAGGGGAGCATGAATTACTTCTCGTATCAAGCGCTACTTCAAAGTGTAATTAGGTTTTGTGAAACAACAAAGGGCAATCGCGCTCTGCCGCATCCACACCCATCCTCTATTCATAGCATTCAATTGCCTCAACCGGCATTTGAATTGAAGACAGGAAAAGGCAGTGATACAATGGTTCATATTGCCGGCGTAGATGAACCGATTGTTGTTCGCGGACTACGCAATCCGGACGAAGTCAAATTCATTATTGTTCGTCCCAAGTTAAGTCAACTTGGGACAGCATCTGCGACAAAGTGGGAAGTGTTATTTTTCCGTCAGGCGCTTGGATACATTCCAGATTGGCTTGACTCGATGTTGAACCCAAGACACTCAGGTAAATTCTAAGGAGATTCTCTATGTTAATTCAGTACGCATCAGTTGCCGCATTAGACGCAGCAACAAAATCCCGTCTACGCCAAGCGTTGCCAGTATTGTCACAAACAACAGAAGCGGCGCAGGGTCATGTGATGTTTGACGGCAAGTACTATCGTCTGTCCGAAGTGATGGCACTCGGCAACGGCGGTCCACAACTCCTTCAGGAAAAATCATGAGCGGCAAACAAGCAAAGCGGCTTCGCTCCGCAGCAAAAGGGATGGCAGTGGTTCTTGACCAAAATGGAAAGACGATTGTCAATCGCGAACTACTTGCTCAAGAACATAAGCGCTTCGAAATGCCAACCGCCGCATATATTAATGGCGTGCGAGTTCCACAGGGTTCCGGAACTGTTTCTGTCAGCGGCACAGGCGCAGTATCTCTTGACAGCGCCTCGTCCCAGTTCGTTGGCGATCAGATGAAAGAACACGTCTACGCAGTCACGGCGGTGAACCGAAAAGACAGTCTTCGCGGCATTATCCGATACCTGAAGAAGGGGTTGAAGAAGGGTGCTTCAGCAGTATAATTGCTGAATGTCAACACCAACGCTTTATCGGGTTGCTAGCAAGCAACCTCCGCATTTTTCGGACCCACTTCACTGGGCGCACTTCTTTCCGGATAAACAGCGCCATCACCACGGCGCGATGGCAAAGCGGCAAGATCTGATTTTATATCTTGCCAACCTCCATGCTACAGCAAGTAGCAGCGGAATGCCACTTGGTATGATCGAGATCCCGATGCGACTGATGTCGCTAAGGGACTGGGTTCAAGACTACAGAATAGTGTTGGATCACTTCTTCGAGATTCGACAACTCGGGTACAACTTCGGTGACGGCAATCACGACATCAGCATCCTTGTGCCAAAGGCACTTGCTAACTTTGGCGATAAGGCAGCATCAAAAGCAGCGGTAGGTCTCAAGTACGTAGTGCCGCCACGCCCAGATGTTGGCATCGTTTCCAAGGTGTATATTCAGCAGCAGAACAAAGAAAAGATTCTGAAGCGACTTGCCGACACGAGTCGTTTAGATCTCTATTCACCTGTAGAATTTCTCCTCTCGATCCAAGAGCACAATTTTTATTTCGCACCATCTGGCAAACTTCAGATGCGTGACACTTCAACTTGGCCCGTTCAAGCAGTTGAGACTTGGCCAAGTTGGCTACGAGAAGATCTCTTCGGTGCCGGTGTCGATATTGATTCGGCATACACACAATACATTGTTGACAATCTCCGGTTAGCGTTAGCTAGTCAACCAAAACTCCTTGCGCTAATCTATCCAGACTTGATCAGATCGTTAGAAGATAAGAAGGCGTGGCGTGCCGAGCTATGTACTGATGTATTGGGACTTGAGCTAAACGAAACGAATCTTGGTACCGTCAAGAAGTTGTGTATGAGTCTCGCCAATGGCAGTCGAATCAGTCCAGCAATCTTGACCGGAGGCAGAGCATTCTCTGTTACTGCTGATCTTGTCATTAGTACCACGGACGACGTATCACTTGTCAACCTAACAAGGATTGGAAAACGATTAGCACGAATCTCCAATCAATACTCGGCAGCAAGAAAGACCGTGTGTACGTGGTTGCTTAAAACAAACCCGTCAAGAGTAAATCAGAAAAAAGTGTTCTCATCATACTTTGAATGGGAACGTGTAGCACGATACGCAATATGGGAATCGTGTGGACAACACGGCATAATGGTTCATGACGGGATTGATGGCATCCCAGAAGAATATCTGAAAGACATTCCTAGATTGATGTCAGAGCTCAACATCAAGATCACACGCTCATAATATAGCATTAGGTGCTGAATAAGGAATTAGTCGAGGAAGATCGCTCGAACTGTTCCAGCTTGTGGCGATGTGAATTTTATTGTAATCGTCGAGGTGTTGACGATCTGAATTTCATCCGGTTGGATCACAAATCCGGCACCATCAACAACCTGAATAATCGCATTGTCGGAATTCAGCGCATGTGCGATTGTCCAAATCGCCGCTGGAACTGAAACTACCAGTTTGGCACTTCTGACAGATCCGCCGAGCGATGCGATTGTGGTCCCAACAACTACACCGCCAACCAACGCAAGAACTTGACCTTCGCCTAAAGCGACGCTGTCAAGCTGACGTGGACCTGGTCCACGTCGAACCATGATCGATTCTTGTGGAGCATCCGAATTAAGGTACGGACGCTTTGGTAATTCTATCTGGATGAAGTTTTCAAAGGCGGACATACTTACACCGCCTCGCTAATATCAAGTTGAAGTGTACCAGAAGTATTAGCAGCCGCAAATGCGGCATCTGAAATAAACAGATGGTCGCCAAATGGATCGTAGTTTCCAGCAGAATCCACGATGGTAAATCCTTGGAATACATCTGACGTGTTTGGCTGACGTGCGAGAACTGTTCCGCCAGTATACGACGCAGCCACCTTTGAAATTGTCTGAACACTTGTGCCAATCGGCGCGTATCTAGCGAATGCTGGGAACGTCACTGAGCGATTGATGAATCCACCAACGGTGTATGTCGAGCCAGAGGTAATCGTTGTGCCAGTAATACTTGACAAGCCTGTAATTGACAAGCCAGTGAATGACTGAGCACCTTTCAGATCCGTATCAGAGATTCGCAATGTTCGAGACCAAGTTGTACCGCTGCCAGTCCACGATCCAAGGAACGTGCCTGAAGAAGCAACAAGCACAGGAGGCGATTGAAGTTGCTGTGTCGCGGTAATAACGATCGTGTATTCAACTCCGGCTGGTGATGACAACAGACGAGTAGGATTACCTGAAATTGTGATGGCCGCTGTTGGCGCTACGTCAGCAATCGATATTGCTGATGATGCTGTAGACGTCGCGTTGTTCGAAGCCTTGTTTGCCGTGATTGTGTAGTTCTGAACGCCGACAGAATATGTTCCGCCAGATCGAGTAACAGTCTTGCTTGAAGAATATGTCGATGGTGCGGCGATAGTCACGTTAACGCCAGTGTACAAGATCGTGTCGAAGTTAGTTACGGTCGCAGTGACGATAGCAGACTCAAGACCTTTTAGAGCCGTTTGAACACCTGGGTAGCTAATCAAACGAGAACCGATAGTTGGATAAGTCTGATTCAACACAACTGTATTGACAGAAGTATTTGTCGTGCCGTAAGTGCCGAGGGCATTACGAGCCCGTGCTTGAATGCTTTGAACGCCTGTTCCTGCTCCAACGACAAAGGTGCCTGACAATGATTTATAGCCTGGGCTATACGAGTCTGCGGCACCAAGAGTTATGGATGTGACTGATGCTGTAGCACCGCCAGCGATAATTTCTGCGTACACAGCGCTGTTTGGAGCGCGTCCGTTGATCGGCAGAATATCTCCGGCCTTCACTTCAGTTTGAGTTCCAGGCAGAGCACCAATGACGAGAACATCAATTGCCGGTCCAACTGGGGCACGAGTGATTGTACATTGTGCCGAAGCATTTGTCGACGAAACAGCATTTACTATAGTATCAACAGTGACGCCTGTTAGTACCGCAGATGCGATGTACGAACGCTTGTCAAATGTGTCTTCCATCAGCGATGCCACAATCGGTCCACCTGCCTGCGGCGGGATCGTTTCAATGGTCACTGTCGGGGAATAAAAGGCGCTACCGCCTTCGGCGAATAGAGTAACAGTCACGTTGTCAGTATCTGACGCGGCTGTAAGAATAACCTTTGAGGCTGGGGTTGTTCCTGGGACGTAGGTCTTACCGCCTACAATTCCTGATCCTGTTGGTGAAACGTTCGTAAAGAATAAACCTCCAACAACCGCTCCACTGACGATCATATTGTCGACATACTGCTTTGTCGTCGCTTCCATCTGCGCGACAGGGTCGCGCGAAAGCTCTGTGCTCTGGAAAATTTTCATGTGCGGTATTCTACTGAAGCTAATATGGAATTATTTATACCAAAGCAGACAGATCTTTCAATACACCGGATTTGGGTTCTTCTTCTGATCTTCAATATTTTGGTTCACGAACTCAATCGCGATGTCGCGCTCGAGCGGAGACATACCGAGAGCAGTCCCATATTGGATTGAACCTCGAGAGAACCAAGCTAATTGAACAGCTTGTTTGAGCAGATTTCTAACGTCTAAACCTAGTGAATTGATCATTTCGGAGATCCTGCTCGAATCCCCGCTCATGATCATTCTGTGAAAAAAGAGATAGGGTTCAGCGGTAATTCAACAGTCATGTCTTCACCGCAGTCACGGCACTTAATTACAGTGGTCTGCTGCGGACCCCATTCATTAGTACGCTCGATCGCCTCGGTGATTCGATTCTGATATGGTGTGCTGATGCTGCGTACCCATTCTTCGATGTGCGCTGGGTTTGTAATATCGTCGACGGACTCAATGACACTTGTCAGATTGAAGACTAGATTTGACTTGATGTCATCAGCAGAAAATTCCTTCTTATTCAGATTCATCTGAAATAATTTGATCATGTGACTAAACTTGATCGGGTGAACTTTAACCACCTGCCCATTTGGAAGGACTACTGTGAACTTTTCTGCTGCGGTCGTCGGATCAAGCGGGACCATCTTCTGAACTAGCTCTTCGATGTTTACAGAATAAGAGTGCTCTTTTGCGCCCTCGCAGGTGTGCGTGATGTTCACAATGAACTCTGGACCGTAGGTAACCAGACGAAGGAAGAACATAATAGCATCAATGTCGCGACCGTAGAGTTCAGTTGCCTTCTTGATTTCAGGAATACATTCGGCAAATACCGCTTCGATTGCCTTGCCATTGAACAGCAAATCAGGATTTTTCAAATTGATTTCAGCAAGAGCGGACAGGGCGTGAACGTGGACTTCACCATCGGCATTTGCCACTTCGCCGTTTTTATACAAGACACCGCGGGACGGCAACTGGAATGTGCGACCTGGCAATTTGATCTTGCCCATTAGCGGATTCATATTTGTATTGACTTCCATGAGTTCTCCATATGCGATAAATAGTTATCAACTTATTGAGTATTTATACATACTTCCAAAGATCGAAATTATGGCACTTGAACCTAGAGATTCTGCTGAAATTGCTAAGGCAATTGTATCTGCCCTTGAGAAGGCGGTCAAGACCATGGAGCGGACCTCTGGCGGCATTGCCGGGTCGGATCGAAATGGGATCAAAAGAACAGAGAATCGCAACAAAGGTCAACAGACTATTAAGGCGACAAAGAATCTAAAACTTGAACAAACAGTTTTAGCGACAACAAAGAACTTCAACAAGCTTCAAGATGCTGCGGGCAGCGCATCAAAGTCACTTGGGTGGTTGACACAAAAGGTTGATAAAGCAAGTATTGGACTGAATGTTTTCGCAAAGACCCTCGGTGTCTCAGTTGGCAGGGTCAAGGGTGTCGGCAAATCTAAAGCACCTGTTCGTGGATACGTTCCAAAGAGTTCCGCGCCTGGTTCTCCAAAGGCGCCAAAGGACAAAGAAGAAAAAGCAGCAACAACATTTAGCGGTGCGGCAGGGCAAGCATTCCAGAAGAAGACTGGATTTTCTGATGAGATGATGAAGTCACTCGGCGAGCTCGGAAAGGCATTTAAGAAATTAGGCGGAGCGACTGTTAAGACAGTCAATGACGCCTTCTCTGAAATGGCAGCTCGTGGATATGGAACAACTGATTCGTTGTTCACTCTTTATGGCGGTGCTATTCAAGCTGGCATGAGTCTCAAGGACTATGCCAAGTTCATGGACGACAACATGATTGCTATCTCGCGTGCGAGTAGCTTTGTTGATTTCCAAAGCAATCTAAAAATTGGTACAGACAGTTTAGCTAAGTTCGGCATCTTCGGAGCTGAGGCTGTGAAGATGGCAGGATCAATGATGTCTGCCTCAACATCATTAGGCATTCCACAAGGACGCCTTGTTGATGCGATGAACGAACAGTCGGCAGTGTTTGCTAAGCTGCGAAAGACGACGAACATTACCGCTGAAGGTTTCGAGACCTTGGTGAAGGCGCTTGCCGCCGACACACAAGTTAGAACAGAAATTTCAGCGTTGGCACCGTCTGAACGTGGTGCTCGACAGTCAGAATTGCTTCAGCAAATGGCATATGCGAAGAGTCTGAATCTTTCAACAGCAGAGCAGGATCGATATACTCAAGCAATTCTTGAACAACGAAAATCTACTGTCAAACAGCGCTTTCAGCAAGCTGGTCGTCTTACGCAGGCAG